GGCAGCACGCGGGACGGCATACTCGGAGGTATACTGGGCAGCACGCGGGACGGCATACTCGGAGGCATACTCGGAGGTATACTGGGCGGCATACTCGGAGGCATACTGGGCGGCATACGCGGCGGCAGACTCGGCGGCACACGCGGCGGCAGACTCGGCGGCAGACTCGGCGGCACACGCGGCGGCAGACTCGGCGGCAGAGCGAGACATACAAATAAATATGGCCGCAGCGCTAGCTGAGGAAATGGGTTTATAATGGAGCTGCGTTGGGTGGTAAGGCATGGGGTTAAATGGTTGCAGTATAAAGTGACTCAATTTAACCCGCCGACTAATAGTTGGATATCATACTGGCAAAATGTTCCAATGGTGGAAAATGAAGAGGATTGAGAACCGCGATTTATTGGACCAATACCAGAAAATGCCATGTGAAAACTGCGGTAGTCGTAAAGGTGTATCTGCTCATCATGTTCATGCTAAAAAGTCAGGCGGGCACGATATAGAGTGCAATTTGATTCCCCTATGTTTCGATTGCCACAGGAGCTGCCATGACAAGGGGCGCACTACTTTTGCAAAAGAAAACTACCCGGTTTTTAACTGGCTCAACCTTAATGGTTGGGAGTTTAACGAGATAACAAATAAATGGTTCAACCCTAATGCGCACACTTAGGAGCATAAATGAGTAAATATAAATCTGAAAAATCACGCAAGAGAGCTATGAGAAAAAGGGCGCGACATTGGAAATAAAAGAACTCTTGCGAAAACTTAAAGGCTGCGAGCTTTATGCCTACCTTGCTATCAGGGAATATCCTATGAGCCACGCCAAACATCTATCACGTGTTACCGCCATGTCTTACAAGGCGCTGTCGCGCAACTTGGATACGTTAGTGCATTTTGGCTTTGTTGATAGGTTTATAAACAAAGAAGGCAGCAACAACGTGAAGCGATATAAAATAAAAGGGCCCTAACCTGTGTTGTGAGTGGGGGAGATTATAGGGCCGCTCCCCTTTTTAGGTAAAAACATGATAAAGTCTATATTAGGTGTTATGATGGTTAATTATCTAATGCAGTTTGTCGGGACTCCTTATCTATGGGCAGGAAACAACCCCATTGAGGGCTTTGACTGTAGTGGGCTGATAAACGAAGGCTTGCGATCTGAGGGCATTTTAGGGCCTCACGAAGACCTAACCTCGCAAGGTATATTTGACAGGCTTAAAAACGGATATAAGGCCTTCTCGCCAGATATTTACAGAATACAGAAAAATGATCTTTTATTTTTTGGATCATCCCCCGTAAGCATAACACATGTTGCCATAGCTTATGATGACAGGATAATGCTTGAGGCTGGCGGCGGCGACTCGTCGTGTGATAGTATTGAGAAAGCTAAGGAAATGGGGGCGTTTGTCAGGCTACGCCCTATATCGATGCGGAAGGACATAGTGGCGACGGTGAGATTATGACATGCAAAGAATGCGATAGGCTTAAAATTGAACTATCAGAAGCATACACAAACTTGGACAATGCGAGATCAAAACTTCACACAGAGATTAAATACCATAAAGAATCAACCGAAACTCAGTTGATGATTATCGACAGGCTCAAAGAGGACAACCGACTTCTGGTCGAGCACAGGGAAATGTTGACCGAGTTGCTTAATACATACATAAGAAACGAAATGCCCATCACTGATGCGCTCAACGGCTTATCTGAGGATAAATTGGGGATTATTTTAGAGATAATTAAGCACGGGAGAAAGAATGTTTAGTGATTTAATAGTGTCGGTAACTATGGGAACATCAAATGATACGGAACAAGTATAAAGCTGGTGCTGAAAAATCCCCACTCTTCAACTACATCAATCTCAGTCTCGGAGCATTTACGGTCATCACCATTCTTCTTCTCGCACTTACGATGGTATACAGTCCCCGGCTTTTCGGTTCTTAATCTGTAAAACCGCTCACTTTTTGCGCGTTCTGGCGATTTCCGCAATAACTGTGTCGAGCAAGAGCTTGTGCCTAGAGTGCCAAGCAAGCAAGTCATCAAAATCAGCATCTTTACGGCGTATTTCTTCATGGTACTTATCCAGGAATTTGAAAAATTCATTCAGTTGTCGTTGATCGTGCGTTGGAAGCTGGTCAAGCGCTTTACTTAAAACTTCACCAGCAACCAGACCTAGTTTAATTATATCCATTACTCAATTAGTACGACTTTGTCTTTAGTAACAAGACGAAGAACGATAGCAAGAGCACCCCAAACAACACCAATCGAAGCAGCGTTGGCCGCCATAAATTCCTGCACAACAGGAAACAGTGGAGCAACACCTGAAATTAAACCAAACCAAAAAGTCTTTGATTTCAAAACTGACTTATTCATAAACTCTCCTATTTCAACTTGGCCTTACCAAGCTCTACCTTATCCAAAACCATTAACCCTGCATCTATATCGTCTTGCATGGAATCGCCGAGCATATAAACACCGCCGCCTGCTAGTGCAATAATAAGCCCTAGTATTTTTACCAGTGCAGACTTGGTTTTTAGCCTATGCAATATCTCGCGCATTACTCCCTCTTCTCTTCGTAAGATGATTTCACACCCTGCGCCTTTAGTAAATCCTTCACGTCGCTACGCATCTCTTTGATATCATCCTTTATGCCCTTAACAGATTGTACACCATGGGCTATCTCACTAGTGTTGACGGCTATTTTCTCACCATGCTCCGAAACCTTTTTTAATGTATAACCCAGCGCTGGGACGATTATAATTGTTATCAAAATCATTATAGCGCCGAGGTGTTTCATTTTTTGCGGCTCCTGGATTTGTAGCTCATTTCTCTTTGCTTGGGATCGGCAAGCAGACCAGCAAGGCCTGCACTTCTCATGGGGACACTTTCCAATAGTTCATCTGCCAGCTGCGGAGCCTTTAGTTTTAAATTTCTGGCCTTGGCCAGTGCTACGTCACCGACACCCGACACAAGGTTTTTAACGCTTATATCTGCCATTAATTGCGTTATAGCGGTTTTTGACGGATTAATCGGCTCACCAATGCGATCAAGTAGTTTTAAATTGTTGACCAGTTTTTTGTATTGCGTGCGCCCTATTGCTCGCCTTATTGCCTCTGTATTCTCACCTGTAATTTTATTCAATAGAGTTCTAGCACCTATCGAACCTTCTTTACCTAGGTTTTTAGACAAAAGCCCGTTAATATAAGCAACACCCGCGCTTCTCGTAGCATTTTCACCGATAACCTCTTTTAACTGCTCCACTCTTCTAGCGTTTGAAAATGCTTGTTTTAAAACCCTGGCGTTATCAATCTCTGCCAAGCCGAGACCTTTTCCTCCTGAATTACGGTATAGATTGGATTTATCTAAATAGCTTTTCCACAAAGAATTGGCCTCTTTAAATTTATTACTAAGGTCTGGAGATTTGCCGCTCAACATCTGCTCGGCCCCCTCCATAAAATCCTTTCTCAATTCAAGCAGTGGGATATCCCCGCCGTCCATTTTGCCAACCTCTTTTATGTTGGCATCAATAGTCTTTCTCATTGTGTTGACGCTTTTAAAATCAATCATATCGCCGCTGTTTTTTATGTCATCCAATATACCGCCATAAACACTCTGTACTCTTTTGTATTGATCGCGCGTAAGTCCTGTTTTAGAACTATATGGAAGCGCCTTTCCTCTGCTGTTAAAAAATCCCTTTTGAGAAAACTTATCAATGAGGCTACGCCTCAACGGTCTTGTGGGGAGAAGTATTTCTGCGCCCTCTTTGTCTATCTCGTCGTACAGTTTTGATGCTGTCGTTTTAATTGTCTTAATATTTCTCTCTGCCAGGTCTTTTACTCTTAGCCCAGAAGCAAAGCTGTCGCTTTCAGTTTCAACAAATTCACCAAACCCCTCTGATAGGTTTTTCTTTATTGCTTCGACTTGCTTTTTTGTGTGTTGCCTTAGCCCCCTGCCAAAGAACCGCCTTGCTTGTAGAATTTTCTCGGCGATAAGGTCGTCGCCTCCTGCAACTTGCGACGGGGTTAAAGCCGGGACGCCCTCTTCGGTAGCAATTTTGGCCATATTTTCACCGATCTCTGATTTTGCGAAACCTGGTATCCTTTTGCTTATCTGCTCAACAGCACCCTTCCCTGCGCCCTTTAATACTTTGCCAACTCCAGCACCAGCGCCAGAGGTTAGTGCGGAAACGCCAGTTTCAAACGCCCGCTCTTTTAATCCAGCAACCTGTGGTGTCCCTATTGCGGCAGATACCCCTTGCCTTAAGGCAGACCCGGCAGCGCCGCCGACCATGGCACTAGGAATAGAGCCAGCGCCCATCCCCAATAACGCTCCAGCGCCAGCGCCAAGCATCTCAGGTGTTGCGCCAATAAAGTTGGCAACATCGGCCGCCGAAAACCCCGGCTCATTGACCGGGCGAAACATTCCCTGTTGTCTGACAAATAAATCTCCATTTTCATCCTGCATCACGTTTTCTGCGCCATACTCTTCAATAAGGAATGCGCGCCTGTTTGATTCTAAGGGTTCTAGCGCGTACTGAGCGCGCCTCATAATGCCTAATTCTGCTTCTCTTGGATCGATTCCCGTCGTAGGGCCAGATTCTGGTGCTGTGCCAGCGAGTTGTGCTTCTTCGGCCTCTAGTGCCTCAAGTTGCAATAACTCATCTTGAGAGAGCGGTGCTGGTTGCATTTGTTGGGGTTTCAGTGCCGCCTCTTCTGCCTCAAGTTGCTCTAATTGTTTTAGCTCTTGTGGTGTTAGTGGCTCCATCTATCTTTGCCCCGCTGCTCTTGCTCTTTCTCGCAAGTTCATAAGCAACTGTCCCTTTTTAGGATCAACCTGCATCAATGGCGACTGTGATGCCTGCGCATCAAACGGCATTTGTACCTGTTGGGATGGTTGAAATTGGGCCATACCAGATTCATCTAACGGCTGAAATCCTTGTGGCGCAGACTTTAGTGGTGCTTGCGATTGAACGACACCAGGAAGTGCTGATACACTGGACCGCTGTAGAAATGGGCTTATATCATATCCGGCCTTTGAAAGTGCGTCTATGTCGCCTTTTTGCTTTTGCTCCATCATTCTTTTAACTATTGCCAGTTTATTTGCAGCCGTTTCAGGTGTATCAGATAGGCCTGGGAACATTTTCGCATATTTTTCCTCGTCTTCTTTCCTTAGTACGCCGCCTTCCATAAATCGCCCAAACGCCTGCGATGCTGCTTTCATTTGTGACTGAACGGCCTGTGCCTTCTCGTTATAGGGGTTCATTCCTGCTATTCGCCCCTGGATAGGACCTAAAACATCCGATGACGTTGCTAAAACATCCTCGACATCCTTTAATAGCGTTGGTATCCCTTCGCCCTCCTGAACCTTTCTAACCTCGGCTGACGATAACTGTTTAGGTTTTCCATCTTTGGGTTTCCTAGAGTCAGCATCCATCTGTTTTAATTCTTTTTGTCGCCTAAACGCCCTTTCTTCCTTATTCAACTCTTTCTTTTCCGCAGCAGATTGAGCCGCTTGGCTTTTCTCTCTAATGCCTCTAGTGATGTCTGATAAACCGAGAGGCATTGGCCCCATACCCTCAGCGGGTGCGGCAGTTTCGCCGCTTCTAATACGTCTTACATCGTCAGCCGTTATATCCATCCCTGATTGGTTTGATAAATCCATCGCCGTTGCCATGTCTTGCTGTTGCTGTTGACGCTCTAACGCCGCTTGTCTGGCTGTTCTTTCTTCGTTTTCAATTCCTTGCTTGTAAAGATTAGACGAGGCACCTGTAAGCATCTGCATACCTTGGTTAAATGCTCTTTGCCTTGCTGTTGGATCACCGCTTGCGTATTCGTCCCTAATAATCTGCCGTGCCATACTTAATCCTTTTATTTCCCAGATACCGCTTTATTTTTAATATGTTACCTTCCATTTGGGTGTATTTCTACACTATGGAGAATACTGTTTACAAGTTTGCGGTCATTCGTCCTAGCCCCATTCCTGCCTGGGCACCTTGTCCTGGGTCGCGCCCACCTTGATGTGCCATATAGGCCCCGCCCGCTGCCATACCAACACCAAGCAGACCGCCAGATCGGCCCATTCCTTGTCTTCCGGCCAGGTAAGACCTTTGAGCGCCTTGTGCCTGTAATATCTGATTTAATCCACCAGATGCTGCGCCTATTTGACCTAGTTTTTGTTGTGTATATTGTGATTTTAGCGACGGAAGATCGGCTACAATATCGGCCTTCCCTCTAAGGGCATTCTCATCTGCCCTTTGAATAGCAGACAAGCCAACGGCCGATTTACCTAGCCCTCGCTGTGCTACCTGAGCCGCCATGTTTCTCTTAAGGTCAGCGCCTAACTGATCCGCAGCCCTCATTCGTCTTGCCATTTCACGGTTTGCCAGTTGCTCGGAGTCTATTGCGCCTATTTTTCCCAATTCGCCCGAGAACATTGTTGCGGCCTTAGCTTGCCCACCGCGTGCCTTTTCCGTTACCTCTTGCAATGAAGCGTCCAGGCCTAAAAATCTCCCGGCTTCGCCCATATCTTTTTTGCCCAAAAGAAGGTCTTTCCCAAGCAAACTGGCCCCGCCTGTGGCAGCGCCTAGTCCTATTTTCGCAATTTTACTGAATCCCATATTAATCCCATCCTTTTACTGGTGCTTTGAAATTTAACTGGAAGCAAGTATTAGCGTCATCAAATGCGTGAGAAGTTAATCCCGGCCCCCAATTAGTAAAGCTGTTTCCTGCTGCGTTTTGTAAAAACTGAGCCGTCACACCCGTCGCCACCTTTGCTATTGGATAAAATTCAAACGTACTTGCTGCCGTCGTGTCACAGTTTGTTCCATTGCTAAGGAAACCCCCACCAAAAAGCCTATTATCTCCATATGTGCCCGTGGCCAGGTTTAATTTTGTTGTGTCTAGCTGTATGCTTTCCGGTAAACCTATGTAGTAGAGTGTCCCTGTGCCATTCCCGGCCCCGGCAGTGCCAGCGAAATATTTATATCTCACCTCAATATCCTGTCCTACACGCCTAAAATATGCCTGATCTGTTGTTGTTGTCCCTTTTGTCGGTGGCGTGGTGTCCGAGAAAACTGTTGGTGTATATGTGGCCCAATCGGTTATTTTGTTTTCAAATGATCCTGATTTCCATTGCGTGATAGAATACTGGTCAATATCGCCAGACGTATCGTTGTAAAATTTAGCGAGAATCCTATTACCAGACCCGTCATAACCATCGCCATTGGGCGCTGAGGTAGATATCAAAAGGTTGAGCGTTGAACCTGTCGATCCTGTCTTCATGTAGATGTAATAAGTCGTGTCCACAACTTGAGCGCTACAATCCTCACAGCCCCATGTTGCTGTTGTTGCTGATGACTTGGCCACAAATGCACCGTTAACAGATGCAGAACAGCGGTCAACCGATAAGGTGTCAGCGTCCGATCGTGTAACCTCACACCCTTCACGGATAGAGTTAAGAGCTACCGCCCACTCACTCGTATTAATCGCGGCAAGTTCCAGCGTTCCATCAGTAAGACAACCAGCATCGAGGGCGTTGGCGGCATTATAGACGGTGTTTAATTGAGAGTTGAGCGATGTTGATGTTAAAACCTGGTTGGCTGAATAATTTGTCCTGGATATACTCGTACAAGTCCCAGCATAAGCGTCGCCAAAAACCAACAGGGCCAAAAATAAAAGCAGTGCCGTTGTTACTTTATACCAATCATCTCTTTTCATATTAATTCCTGTTTCCATTTTTGCTAAAATCTAACTGCGCTTCAATTATTGACATACTCTCGCCGGCCACGCTTTTATAAAATCCAATCAATAGCGAAGTTGCCGTGGTATGTATCTCTCCATTATAAGTAACGACGGTCCGTCCGTCACCCAAAGTCCCGATATCAAGCTGACTAATATCGAGAATGAACCCTGTGGCAGCTTGGGAAAAATCATAGCTTTGATTTACTGGGGACTGTAGGTCGTAATCTTTCCAGCATTTGACTGTTAGTGCGGTATCTGACTCTAATGCTCGGACTATAAACGGTCCAAAATTAGCAGAAGCGTCTAGGTCATCATGACTCATCCAAAACAGTAATGCGAATGCATCTATGGCCACAGCGTTTCCATCGGCATCAACATCTGTCCCGACTGTTTCATTAATGGAGTGGGTATAAACATAGCCACCCGTTCCGGCCAGATAGATAACGTCTTCTCCGTTCGCGTCTTCGCCTGCCACCCCTGATGTAAAAGAAAGATAATCCCATGCGTACGTCCTAAAACCACCGATATCTAATTCAAAGTTGTATGCCTTGTTTACTGAGCTATTCGATCCTTCCGAAATGAAAGTTAAATATCGCCTTAGAGTGGGGTAATACACCGAAAAGTAGTTTGAGTAGTTTGTCTTATTGATTTCGTATATATAGCCGTCTCTTGTAAAGACGTCCGACACCCGGTCTTGGTCGATGGCAAGCGACCCAGTTTTTGACCTTACTAGCCTGCCGTTTCTTATCTGGTGCCATCCTGCGGTTGACATGAAATAGACGTCGCCATTAATTAACTGAATGGTGTCGTGGCCTATGCAACCAATCTCGGAGCTAATTAAAATCTGCTCAGGCGATCCTGTTACTTCGGTGTAAATCTCAATTGAGTTTTTCTTAAACATGCAAAGGTAAGGACTTTGGTCGCTTCCATTATAATAACCAACCCCAAGCCCTGTAATGGGTCCATTACCTGACATATTTAATTCGTCTGCACGATCATAGGCATCGGGTACATTAGCAATAGATACAAACACATCGCTAGGGAAGGTGGAATTGCCTGCGTAAGCGAGCTTTTGCCCATAGGCGACCATATACTTACCCCCACCACTCCTAGGGGCGTTATAGGTTGTTTTTGGCGTCTGTGTGCTGGTTGCGTTTGCTGTTATGTTATATGTCGTTGTCCCCAGACTTATCTCGGCGATAAATAGATAAGAGCCGTTATTTGTGACATCTTTAAGATAGATATATACGGTGTCAATGTTGGCGTTTGCCGCAGTACCAGGGATTGATGTGACTGCTATAGTCTTATTAGCGCCCGAAGTTGTTACATTGGAAGACTCAGCCACATTACTCTCAAAGCCATTAGTGGAATCATAAAACGCTATACCTACGGCGTAAGTTGAATCTGTTAGTGATCCCCCCGCCGCTACGGCCACACTCGCTGCCGCTGGAGCCGCTTGTCCTAGTTGGGTTACAGTTGTCCCATCGTATTGAAAAAGACCATCCCCGTGGCACGATATGAAATGTCTGTCGCTCATGGTTAATCCACGGTGTTTATTACCCGAGGTTAAACCTGTCTTTATGGAGGTGTGCGCGCCCGACGTGTTGTGCTTATAAAGAATAGTGCCATCTTTTACCAACAGATAGCGATTCTCTGAATTATCCTTAAAGAATGAAAGGGACTGAGGGGCACCACTATAGGCGGTTGTGTTGTCACGGCTCACGCCGTTTCTTGTTTCTAACACACCCTGGTTAGAATAGACGTTTCTAGCATCTCTAAAGACGTCCTCTTCGTTCTCCCGATAAGACACAGGATAATCAAAGCGTTTCCATCTTTTGGTTGCCCGTCTATGTTGAGGCATTAAACCTCCATACCAAAGGTATCGCCTGATACGTCCCTAACGACGCCAGGTCTTACCCTGGTGCGATTAATTTTGTTTTTAAACTGCGCCTTAAACTCTTCGTAATTTCTGAGCTTCTCCTGCGCTCTGTCTCTATCTCTATACTCGTAAGCAAGCCAAACAATACCCTCGATGAGAGCTTTTTTGGCGCTTATTGGTAAATCTATTTCTCTATCTACGTCGTAGAAAATCTCATGCGGTCTGCGATAAACCCAATAGCTAAGTGTTCGCTGTGCAGTCGTCGCCGTTGTCGCGAGTTTTGGGTAAAGATTGATTTTATCAGTGCCCACATGGTCGTAAGCATAAGGCGAGGTTGATGTGGAGCTGTCAGGGTCAAATCTCCGCTGCGCATTCATATCAACTTTACTCAACCATCTATTGCCTGAAACGAAGAAAGGGTGATCGCTAGAAATTTGATCTATCTCTGAATCAGACGGTGGAGTAATTGTCGATGTGGTGTCTGCGGTAATTGTGTAGGTTGTGGTGCTATTGTCTTGTATTTCGGCAACAAAAAGAGGTTCTCCATAAGCCGTTTCGCCCGATGTAAGTTTCGCCATATAAATTCTGCGGTAGATATTTGCTGGGGCCACGGTCGCATCGCCATCATAAGTATCAATGCTGGTAACACTAATATCCTGGTCGGTAAGATCGGCCACAATTGCAGCTGATGCTGTCCCTAGCTCTGACTCAATATAGTTTTCCATGTCCTCGTCGTAAATTACGAACGTCGCATAGATTTTGTATGTCGTACCATCTACAAGCCCAATATCGCCCAAAGTAACACTGGTAATTGATGGAGTATCTTCCTCGCTGGTGTTATAAAGTACGGCCATAACCTTAACCGTTCCAGTAGTGGAAAGTAGAGCAGCGGCATTCGTATTTATCACGGCAGCCGTGTTACTTTGTGCCAGCGATCCATCTGATGCACTCCACGCGCTCCCATCCCAATATTTATCAGTCCCATCAACGTCTAAAATAAACCCTATCTGAGTATTGGTTGGCTCGTTAGTTACCGCAGTAAAGGTGTAAAGCTCATCAATCGACGTCCCTGTAGAAACCTCAATTGTCTGCTCGGCATCGTTGTAATCAGGCACGTAGCTTGCCGGAGTATATGTGGTTGTTCGCTGAACGGTTGAAAACACCCTGAAATCGTTCAATGAAAAATTAGGCGTTTCGTTTTTGGCCGAAGAAACGCCGAGTGCAAAATATTCAATATTTGAATCTCGAGTCCACGTACTGACGATTGTTGAGCCAAACTGCGTCCCATCAATAAACAATTTAGTCGAGCCTGTAGTGGCATCGACATTTAGGGAGAAAGAATAGGTTGTGCCACTGGTAGGTGCCCACGCCCCTAAGTTGGTTGAGAATACCAATGCCGCTGAACTATTGTAAGCAGTTACAAAGATACCCGACGTCGCGTTGTGTTGAACGTCTATCATGTTATGCAATGATGTCGAGTTTTTCCGTATATTAAAAAAGAATTGGTTGGATGCTGGCGTCCCTGTGTAGTTGGGAGTGACGTCAAATTCAACCGTAAGCGTTTGCTGAGAGTCGGCATTACCATCGGCATTATAAGACACATATTTGTTAGTGCCACCAGTTAGATCAAGTACCCCGTTTGATATTGTAGCACCATTTACCGATGTGCCAGTTAAAGTGCCAGCACCTCTCCAGCCATCAATACTACTTGTAAAATTGGCGTAAAATGTCTCGTTGGCATTCGATGAAGTCGTGGCAAGTGTGGCCGAAGATGCGCCATAAACTATATTGCTGTTAGATACAAAATTGCCCGATGTTGTGCTGTTATAGCTGATTGTCGCCGTTGTAGTAGCGTAATCAACTGAAGGGGCAGACGGTTTTTCTACATTAAGACTTATTAACTCCTGGTTAGTGGGGAGCTGTTTTTTAAGTCTAAATTTGTAGTAATCTACAGGAATCTCTGATGATAGATCGTTTTGAATTTGATTAGACCATTCAATTAAACGTTCTCTAAACGTCGTATCGTTAGCAGACCAAGTACGTGCCGCAACCTCGTCAATGAGTGCCTTGCCATTCCATCTGCGAGTCATGCTGCCTCCGTAGATTTAAGCGATAGTGCATAGTAAATTATCCCAATTGCTGCTAAAGGTGTCACGTGTAATGGAAAGTTACCAAAACAATTAACAAAAAAAGCAAATAACCCAGCAGCCGCAATGCGATTGGTGCCTTTGATTGCACGACCCAATAAGATAAGGCCGGAAACAATCCCGAATAGACCATACATAAAGTAAGCTGATAAAAATTCATTATGTTCCTGGACAAAGCTCATATTAAAAACAGAGTATTTCTTATGAAAATTAGAAGCAAACCACCCCATGCCATTACCAAAAGGGAAATGCACAATTGCCTTTTGAAGCATCAAATCCCACGCCTGAAATCGCCCCGAGTCAATTCCAAATTGTCCCCGAGGCGAAAACCAGAAGAGTGCGAACATGGCAATTAGAGCGCCTAGATAAGGGAGGGATTGCGCCCTAAAATACTTCGTATAACCAAAATAAAGCAGGCCTGCCACGGCCGTACCTACCGCCATAGTGGAGTCGCACAAATACAGTGCAGACATATATAACGGTGCCAGATAGGCAAATTTTCGCCTAAATATTGCAGGCATAGCTAGTGCGATGTGCGCACCGCTAAGATTCGAGTTAATCAATGCTCCAGTGATAACGCTTTTCTTATCAACCAGGGCACCCGAATACATCAAGTTGACGTATTCTTTATATAAATAGACCCCACAAGCCTCAAATAATATAAAGACTGAGCCTAGTGCGCCACTAATAGCGACGATATTTAACAGATTTATTTTCTCGATATTTCCATATATATGGGCGAGAAAAACGATGCTTATAAACACAAAAAACATTTGATAAGCAGAAAAGTAGTCCATGAAGTTATACTGGTTTAAAAACCCTACAACCATCAAAAGTCCTAATATAATACTCTCTGTTTTTGGTAGTTTTGAGTTCCCAAATAGGACAACACCCAAGCAGACAATAAAGTAAAAGAAAAAGTCTTTTCCTTCTCTACCCGCTGGGCGGTCGATTACGCGTAAAATAAAGGGGTGCAATGCAAGCACCACACCCCAGTAAATATTAACGTAGGTCAATGAACACATCCAAATCACCCGAAGACGATGCAGAATCAAGGGCAACCCCTAGTTTCCAATCAGTCGCAGCGGGAGCGGCGCTAAGTGAGCCTACATATCCGGCATTGTCCTGAGACATGTAGATAGCTTGCCCAACGGTAGCAACGGCGGAAGTGCTGTCAAATTGCACGTTTGATTTACGGCCTCTAATCTGACATTCACACAGTTTCTCGATAGCACATGCCTCGTTAAGTACGCAGTGTGGACGAGCGCCGACAGAGGCGGAAGTCGTGACTGAAAACTCATTATCCGAGGTTGTATCGAGTACAACAGGCTGACCGTCAACCAATGCGCCGTTTGATACGTTCAAGACGTTAACAAAATAAGACTCATTCGCTCCGGCCTGCACCGCCCCGGCGTTGTCCAATGTAATTGAACGGTTTACCGGGCCAATGTCAGCAAAAACAGAGGCGGCAAACAAAATAACAAATAAACAAATTAGATTTTTCATCTTTTGCCCCCTATTAGACAGTAATGTCATTGATACGAGAGTGGTATTTTCTTTCAGAAGCAACAGTGTTGCCGTAAAGGAAAATTCTCTCTAGTAGCGCATCGGCAGACTCAAGGTCTTTGATAGACTGACGACGCATATTGTGATCTTTATGCACATGAAGTTTAAAATGCTCTTCATCAACATAAAACAATGTGTTGCCAGGCATCTGGTTCTCAATACAATGGTCGATTCCATTGTAAACGATAACCTGCCCCTTGTGACCTTGACCATTAACGGTATCCTCGCGAGTAACACGTTGCTGACCAGTCAAAAGCCCTTTAAATTTTGTAAAGACGCTTTTATCCATGATACCAAGCGTGGCACCGCCTTGACCTTCCTCGACGGTCTGGTCGTACGCCTTATCGAGAATTGCCTGAGTGAGAGCGCGATTGGTCCCTGAGTTGTCGTCAACATATGACACCCATGTCGATAGGTCAGAATCCGAAATCCCCCCATAGCTACCGCTAGAGGCAATTACGGCCTGTAGACCATCAAACTGATCGTCATCAGCGGCACCCAAGCTGGCTCCACCATCAGACAACAGGCCTTTAATCATACGCTGCATGAGGGCGAGTTCACCCTGGCGCACTTTTTTATTGATCAATTTAAGAACGCCAAGACGCCCCGAGTTTTTAGCGATATCTGCCTTATAAATCACTACTGACTCGTAAATATAGCGCCATGAATGCTCAGACGCACTGATGCCGTCATATTCGGTCAAAGACAAGTTATCTCTGGGCGAAAAAAAAGCGCCCGTACTTCCAGTGTCATCTGCTGTCATAAGCGGGCATAGAATTTTGTTTCCGCCCTCTTCAAGTTCTTGTTTTCCTCTGAACCTGTTAAGAACGACGTTTCCTGTAAAAACACCCTCAGTCATTTTATCCTTGATAAGGTCGTGTGTAATGGCCGTAACTTGACCATAAGTAAAAACACCCGACTCATTGAATAAAATCCTGAATGATGCTGACAGGAAGTTTAAAATGAACTTCAACATTTTGTTTCTCCTGTTTAGGATGCGTACTTATTGGCCAGTCGTTCGAGATGAGACATGTAGTCACCAGGGCGATCTTTATAAAGAGTTTCTTTAACTTCCTGATCTGTGGAAGCATTTGAACGGTCAGCAGTTCTCTTTTTAGTGGTGGCCAGTTTTGCTTTTGCCTCTAGCGCCTTTCTGATTTGTTCGCCATATACAGCATTAACGGCAGCGTCAACGGACATTTTTCCCGTTTTGTCTGCCGCCCATGTATCCCTGACTGATTGATAATCAACGGATACACCTAGAGAGCGTAGTTTTGCCTGGTTTTTAGATTGAAATGTTTTCAATCCATCTTCCCACTCTTGTAAAACTCTGTTGTCGGATTCTTTTGCTTGCGCCTCGTCTTTTTCTGCTAACTTGGCCTCAAGCTCCTTTATCCGCTTGTCATAGGCGTTTAGCGCTGGATTGTCCTGGTAAGACATAACGTCGCGCTGATGCCTAGTGAAAATACCGTCCAACTCTTCATAGAGCGCCTGGTCACTTGATCTAATATCGTCAACCATCCGCAAAAACGCATCTAAGATTAATTGGTTATTGGCGAAATGCTCCCGTTCGGAGTCAAACGCCTGTCTTTCTTGTGCAAAGGCCTCGCGTTCTTGATTGAGTGCCACTTCGGCCTGCTCTTTCATTTTTGCCAGTTCTTGCGTTTTTTGGGTGTAATCATGCCCCTTGGATAAGTATTCTTTTACTTGATCCATATTATCGAAATTAACGGGAAGTCCTTTGTGTAGGACTCCTAGTTCATTTAGATAATTAAGTAGATTAGGATCACCCCCTTCATCTGCCTCAAAACTATCTAGTGACAGTTCGTCGGTTGTTTCAGAATCGTCACCTTTTGGTGTCTCATCTGTCGTATCTTCTGATGCTCCCAGCGATTCCAGGTTGGCGTCGTCTAAATACTTGTCTAGGCCTGAATCTCCTGAAAGGTTGGATTCAGTACTTGCCTCATTATCCATTAAATTACTCCTGTATCGGGTTGGTCTTCATTGACTCCCATTAAATCGTCATATTGCTCTTGTTTAATTATTGCCTCGGCATCTCTCTGCTCTGTTGGCATTAAAATGGCGGGCAGTTTAATTGCTTTTAACTTGAGTATTTCTTGCTGTAGCGATTGAATCATTGCGGCCGATTCCTGCTGCATCTGCTCTGATTGCATTTGAAGTTCTTGAACTTGCGCGGCCACCTCATCGTTTTCAGCGGCAAACTTTTTAAGCTGTTGCGCTTTTGGTATGTCCACGATGTCAGCATATTGTGAAAAGGTTATTCGGTTGGTGTTGAGTAGTGATGTGGCAAAGAGATTGAATTGATCCTTGTCAACTCCGGCCATGCTTCCAGCGCTTATTTTGATGTCGTATTCGAGGTCCTGCATGTCTAGCGGGTTAAATATAATTTCCCGCATATCCTCGCCCTCATCTTCTAAATAAAGCACTTTTTCGGCCGTCCAGTATTGAATAATATTAGAAGCGACCAATTTTCCTAATCGTCTAATGGAATAGTATTGATTTTGTCGGTCTTTAAGCCTGATCCTGCCTAACGCCTGGTTTTGCGCCTTAGTAACCGTTACCTCGCTGACTCGATGGTCTGGTAGCTCGCCAGTGGTTGGCTGTGTCATGCCTGATATTTCACGCATCTTTTCTGCGCGCTCGGCCTGCCATTGTACGGACTGGGACGATATCTGACCTGGGGGAATGTCTCTAACACTCCATGATGTCCCTTGTTTTACCTCATATATAGCGCCAGGTTCGTTTGTTACGTCGTCCTTAGTTAAACCTGATTCGGTATTAACTTCTTTCTCAGGGTTTCCAATTAACTGTAGCCCTTTATAGGTGGCATGGGTTAATGTTGCTTTCATTCTAGCAGAATCAAGCAAGTGCCTAACCTCTGACACGCCATAAAATGTGCCGTCGCGGTAACAATAAAATGGAACCAAAGGGATTTCGCAATGGTCGTCTTTAGACGGCCCATCATAAAGAACGATTCTTTGAACCGTTTCGATACATCTCAAGCCGTTTTTATATTTCAACTTTCCAGATTTTGGATTCTCTTTTAAAAATTCTTCATGCTCTTGCGAGTGAGCGTCAAGGACTTGTATTTTTACAGGTATCCCAGAGAATTGCTCCGCTGCCTCGGGTGCCTGTTGGGTTAACTCATCAACCACTTGCATTATCTCTTCGATAGATGCGTTGGCTTGTAATTGCAACTGTGCGCACAACTCCGCTCTTTCTTTGGCGTGTTGTTCAATATGTGCTTTGTGATTTTGCCACTTGGAAACGTCTGGAGCTTCGCCGTCGCTTAAAAACTCGTATTCTCTGGCGAGTTCCTCTGCTGTTTCCTCATCTGGTATAGATACGACGCTGAAGTCTCTTGTGTAGGTTTTAACAAGGCACAACTCGTCCTCGTCACGATATTCCTTTGGCACTGATCGCCTAGCGTATCCTGCGCCGCTATCCTGTGTTTCGTAGCCCCGGTAAGAGTCCTCGGTGTCGTCCTCTTTGCCTTTTAGTTTATCAATCTTTTCAGCGAACCGAGGATATGTGAGCTTTAACCATTCTTTAGAGCGCCTTAATTCAAGACGACATTTTGATGCGTCATCAACCAGTGTGCCGCTGCCGCCTAGTTTTACTTTATCATAGCGCACGACCTCGTAAATATCTCGACCATTGCCGTTGGCGGCGTTTTGATCATAATAAACATGTATCCATCCCGGCCCTGCAACAAGGGCATCACGGACAACTTCAGGAAGTTTTAAGCTAAAATCCTGGTCTTCATTAACCCATTCAATGGCGCGTTCCAGATTCCTGGCAGCGTCTTTTTTGGCGGGATCAACAACACTAACGGTTGGGGCAGGGAAATTGTCAGATAAAATGGGAACTTCTGTTTCAATTAGGCTAAATATTTCGTTTTCATAGGGTTTATAGCCGTGCTGATTCTTCCATATCACACCATGATATGCTTCCTCTTCCTCACGTTTGATGCGTTTAAAGTTGTCAAAATACTTACTAACGTCTTTTTTAACGCGATCAACTACCTTTAAGGATGCGTCTGATTCTTTTTCGTCTACTTTTTTTGACTTCGACTTGTCACGATTAAATAAACCCATGCACTAATGTTAACAAACGACAACAACTAGTGTTAAAATATTCCATAAATGAGAAAGGAGCGTTAATGAGCAAGTCTTATAGGTTTCACTGTCGTAACCCAAAGTGCAGAGGGGAGTTTCACAGATATTTCAATACCGAAGAGTTTGAAAAACAACAATACTCGTCAAGTGGATGGTGCTGCTTTAATTGCGGATACCCTAAAATGGCCGTAATTAAATCAAATAAAAGCGTTAATGACGGTTTTGCCCCAGGCTATCAGCGGAGCATCGGTAAGTATTGTGCAACAAAGGCAGAGTATAACGCCCATTTAAAAAATATGGGGCTAATTGAGCTTGGCTATGAGGATTTGCCAAAAAATGAACATAAAACTACTTACTGGACCGACGACATACTAAAAAAGGTGTATGATTATGGAGTGCAGATTTCTGACAGGGAAGCTGAGGCGCTCAAAAAAGGAATACTTGATGATTAAATTTATTTTACTCTTGTTGTTTTTATTTTCTTTCAGCTCTTTTGCTGACGATCCCAAGCCGTCTTTCGGTGCCTATGTTTCAATGGGGCAAATTGCAGGCTGGGAGAATTTTAGAAGGTTCGGAGAAAATGCGGATGTCGACACAGCCGATCTTCCCGAGGATATCTGGGCGACGGGTGGCGCTTACCCATGGCCCACAAGTGCGCAGGCGACAACTCTTGTAAGTGCAGACGCAGATGATACCGCCGCCGGGACTGGTTGCAGAACGGTAAGGTTAACCTATATGGGCGAGGACTATGTCCAAGCAACCCAAGACGTTACGTTAAATGGTGCAAGTATTGTTACCGCTGACACAGACGTTTACAGAATCAACTCTGCTGAATGTATCTCCTCCGGTTCGAGCGAGGTTAATGAGGGGATTATATCCATTAAACATGGGGCCACAACCATAGGCACAATACCTGTCGGCGCGGGCGGGACACTTAAAGGTGGTATATTTTCGGTCCCGGCCGGAAAAAGCATGCTGGCCAATGTAATTCGCGCATCTATCCTAAAAAACACGTCTGGCGCGGCAGAGGTAGCGCTCCAGATAAAAAGATACGACACTCAAACATGGCGAACCATTAAAACCTTTGGACTTGATACAGCAGGAAGCTCCTCGATTCAGTACGATTTGCTCGATGGTAAATATGAGAGATTCTTGGAGAAGACCGACGTTAGGGCTAGGGTGACGGGCGCAACCTCAAGTAATCTGTCAATTAATTTTAGCATCGACGGCTACTTAGTAGACGACACACTCCCGTCATTCTAGTCGAAAGGGTCAACCCTCTTGCCGCTCATGATATAGTCTAGGTCTTTCGATGGGACGAAATGCTCTAGCTCTCTGGGTTTTTCTTTCGGTTTGAATATCGGGCGGGGTAACGGCTTTGTCGGCTCAGGCTCACTTGTCCTGACTAACTTCCATAGTATTATCAGGGTTATTACTTGGGATATTGCTAAAATGGTCACCATAAAATAACAATAGCATCAATAGGGTCGCAGCGAAAAGGGTCTGGAGCATGTCCATTTTTTGGGCGTGCAGATGATCACACCTAGTCAAACATATCGGCTTTACTTTTTTTATGCTTCCGCTCCCATGCAATGCGCTCTTCTTCGCCCGTTCCAGTCACTGAGTTTATCCTTTTGGGGATTGTCCTCTCACTAAAATTGTAATGCTTGCGCCCCATTAATGCCAGAGCAAAGGCGACGACTCTATCCCTACCATTTAAAACAACCTTTCCGTTTTCTTCTCTTGCCACCAGCGCCATCTCTTCTGGTAGCTTGACGTCTAATATCTGACATTCGCCATCCCTTATAAATTTAACGGCCTCATTAAGCATGTCCATTTTACTTTTAACAGTGGTACGCCACCCGTACTTAACGACACGCTTGCCCTCTGATTCGTCCTCGACCAATTCTTTATAAAGCATCGGATAGCCCTGATTCCTGATAGTTGTCACAGTCGTATGCCCCATGGCGTTGGATTCTGGGATGATTAGCGCGTTATTATATATCTCCCCAATAGCGATTAGTAAGTGACCAAACATGTCGGGGTCTATTTTCCCGTGCCATCTGGCCACTTGTCTGTACTCATGGTCCATTATAAAAGCACTAGAGGCGTCGCCTATTGCCAGTCCTTCCGATACGTCGGCGCCTATATAGTACTGCCTATTTTCCCTTGGGGGCGCATATATCTTAAGGCCGTCAAAAAACTGCTTAACTATACGACTTTTAATCTCAAACCTATGCTGTATTTCGATTGGTTTATTTTCCCGCAGCTTTCTAATTAGCGCATTAACCTTCTCGTTATCAAAAACAGGGGCACCAGTGGATAAAAATGCTTCCTCGTCATCCAATGGGAAATCCTGGCAGAAACGCTCTTCAGGCGTCAATATAGTGTCTTCGTCGTCATTGAGGTATTCTTGTATTTTAAGCCTGCGCCACATTAAATTGGCTTCGGTCACAGTTGGATGCTTTTTTAATATATCTAACTCTTTCTTAGTCGCCTTCCAATTGTCTGGAGGGGTGATAAAGTAATCATCAACCTCATACCAGGCCACAAAAAAGGGTTTATAGATGGATTCACCGCGCTTGGCCGCTTGCCATAAATCATAAAAACTTTTTCCCGTCCCTGCCCTACCGTTTGCAGTTGATTCTTTTATGATAGCTGTGTCATCTGCCAAAGGGATGGAGTTTTGAACCCCGTCATCAATCTCTTTTGCATATCTATAAAATGCGTGTTCTGTGAGATGCGCAAAGCGCCTTGTTCCAGATCGTCCTGCATTGGGGTCGTTCCCTGTCTCAAATATGATCCCACTTCCTAGGCCGGGATTAACCTTTCTTAGCTTTTCATCTGGGTTATCCAGTAGTACTTCCTCTGTGTTGTTTTTAGCAATCATTGGCTTTATATCGCCGTCTAACTCATTTAAAAATGTTTTATAGATGCCCGCTACAGTGTCCGTTCGCGCCTTCTTATCGGCCATCATTAACCCTGTGTAGTGGTAATCAGTAAACATACGGTGTGAGAACCTTGAGGCCGTTATGGTTGAGAACCCCGCCTGTCTTGGCTTGAGCGCTACAATTCTCACGGGACCACGGATATTTTCCCAAAAATCTATAAATTTATACTGATAATTCCGCAAAATAAGCGGTTGGATACCGTCTAGCTTTGTCTTAATCCGAAGAAAATTCCGGCAGTAAAAATGATAGTCGGTAATACTCATAAAAATGGCGGGACGTGCCCGCCTGCCTTATTTGACAGTGAAATATCTATTAAATAACTTTCTATTGAAGCGTGTTGGCAATGCTGCCTCTGCATCTTTTTTCACATAAAAAAGCCCGTCGTCTTCCAGAAAAAGACACTTCTCCTGGTTTGAAATGTTTCTGGCGGGAATGTTTACTTTTGCCACGCATGGTCTAAATTTTGCACCGGCGACCTTTTTGGCGAGGGCAGCAGCTTCCTTTTCGGCCTCCAGCCCGGCTTTATTTGGCTGTGGGGGGGGTTTAAATGCCTCCCGCTTATCTGCCTTCTCGCTTGCTACACGTTGAGAAACTGTTTTTGCCGCAACCTTCTTCTTTGTCTTACTCATATAAACTCTCCAATAATTTGTCGTCATCGACTTTGAAATAACGCTTAAATTCTGACTCACGCCATGTGTGGCGTCGCCATAAAACCTTTTCTTTTGGGTATTCAGACTTATCTGGTTTATACCCATTTTCAATATCCCATGCCAGGGCCTTACCGATTTGATCCTCCGGCGCTTTGATGTATTTAATATAAACGGTATACATATAGCACTGACGCTCTTCTGAATCATCCCACTCTTTAAAATATGGATACTCTTCGTCAACTTGCGCGGGTATGGCCACGGGTGTTTTAGATACGCACAAACATCTGTCTTTAATTTGACTCTGTTCGTAATCATTGAGAGCATATTCGTCATTCACATCAATAAGACGGCGCGAGCGCTCCCATTTTAACACCTTAAAATAATCTTCTTTATCACCACGCTCTAACAATTCCAATTTAAGCGCCTTCGCTGCCTTTTTAACACGATTTATACCTATACTATAGCCGTCGCGTATCCTTTTCTTTTCATCGCGGTCTTTAATGCCTTTAAGCCTCACAGAGAGTTTCCCTAATTTACCGAAGTTGTCTTGCAAAGCAGAAAACTCGGCGGCAAATCCGCTACCTGGGTCATCTGGCACATCAATATCACTATCGGATAGTAGTTTAATTAATTTTGGCACCGATGCCCTGCCGTCCCATTCTAACCCATTGTCTCTGGCGTGTTTTGTTAACACTGTTAAATAACTCATTTAAGTTCCTCCAGTTGCTGTAGTAGCTCAAACTCACGCTCCCTAAAGCGTTGTTCAATCTCTGCAACCTTTTTTGTGTATAAGTCTTTTAAATAATCTTCACCGAACATAATCCATAAAATTGATATATCTGTTAAGTAGTCGCCTTGATATTTTGGGAAATCCGAAAAGGTGCCGTATCTATCCTGCCAGGCCTTGTTCAAAAAGCGGGAAAGCCTGTATAGCTGTTCATAAAACCCTGTTCTCTGATTGTTTTCCAGGTTGGCATAAGATGCTACTGGTATACCTGTGCTACGGCTTACGGTATCCATTGTTAGACCTAGAGTGTTTCGCACAAATCTAATGCGATCACCTATATTATTGTATTGGATCGCTTCCCTTCTCATCGTCCCTAACTTTCTTAATATATTCCTCTATCGTGAGGCTTGCTTTCTGTTCATTGTCCTTAGAATAGGCCCCCTTGGCCCTTAAAAGCATATCTATAGGCTTTGACTTGTCATAGAACTCTATCCTTATTCCATGCGCCGTTTCTTCAACTTTTCTAACATACTGCCCCCAGTCGTAAGGTATATCCTCAAGACTTTTTACTTCAATGGTTCTCCCTCCGCTGACATTAATAAAGTCAAACATGTTTACGGTGGCCATACCCTCAAGCATATTAAAAAGATCGGTTTCCGACATGCCTATTTCTAATTCGCCTGTGCTGGCAGCTTGCTCTAGATATGGCAAAAGGGGGGTGTTTTTGGCCTTGAGCATTAAGTGGGCCTTTTTTGCCGCCGTTTTGGGGCTGTATCCGGCCTTGCGTGCTGCCTCTGCGGCGTTAGTTGGGTCCATTAGGTAATATTTAAGAAACCGCTTTTGCATTAAGCTCAATTGCGGCAATTCTCGTTTAGTTCGCGCCATGCTTTAATGCTAATAGGCTAATATCCGCAAGGTCAACCAATTTTTACCATTTCCGAGATTAGAAACTAAAATCTATCCCCGCAAACTCCCGATTGATAGCGTCGAGTTCTCGCTGGTAGTCCGATTCGTAGATGTCCAGGTATTCCGTTTCAATGTCGGGGCGGTCTTTGGTTTCAATATATTCAGGGCGAGGCGTGAGGTCTATGTAGTCGATTGGCTCTATGTTGGTGATAACTAATAGGTAAATCAGTAGACGCGCCATGTTTTATTGTAGCGCGGTAATTTTCTTTTGTCACTTACTCTCTGTTCTATTCACTCTCTACCTCGTTATTCCATTTTCGTCATAAACTCCGTTTATTCCTTTTCTGGCATATTGTTGTTGAAGTTCTTTACACTCATTAACCTTGTCCCAATATTTACCGCCAATCACCTGCGCCCTCTGTTCCCACTCTTTACATCGAGATTCGAGTTCCGCGATTCGTCTATCCTTTTCCTTGCTATCTTCTGCCCATTCGCAAAGTATTTTAGAAGCGGTTTCTTTTAAAGTCTGACGACTCCAAAACTCTAGTCTTGTTTCACTCATCCTCTACCTCGTTTTCTTATTTGTGTGGTGCTTTTAAACAGTCATTACTTATACATTCACCTTCAGGGTTAACTTGAATTGGCCCACAGCCTTCACAAATTACTATAGGGTAGATATTTTTCTCCGCATCTTCAGGCTTTGAGATACCTTTCAGGTTTCCAAAATCTTCCCCAAAAATTAGTATTGAGCATTGTTTGCAAAATTCACTCATCCTCTACCTCGTTTTTTTAAGCCATTTACATGATATTAACTCATCACATTTATCAGATGCGAAATCTTCACCAGCGCAAGTTGGGCATTGGTACGTTTCAATAACCTTTCTAGCGGTGGCGAGTTCTTTCTGGAGTTTCACAAGTGCTATTTCTTTTTTACAAATATCCTCAACTTGGTTATCTATATAATCGTCGACTTGAATAATTTTAGGACACACTTCCCTGAATGGTTCAGAAATACTGTGGCCATGCATACGACAAACCCAGACCCCATCTTCACTGTCAAAAAGCCCGCAACGGAAGCATTTTTTCATATCGCTCATCTTGTCTTCTCCCATGCTTTTTCATTAATCTCGCCGATTTTCTTTTGTTGGTTTTCAAACCGATGCTTAAACAACTCACACGCCATCACCCTAGTCGGGAAGTACGATGCAATAGATGGATATTCGCAATTCCCATCTAAATCTGATTCGACAACACCAATAATAAAAAAAATAATACTAGAGCTTATTAAGAGCACTAAGGCGAGGGCTTTAAAAAATTGATATATCTCATTCATTCTCTACCTCGTTTTCCATAAGCCATTTCCTACACTCACACTCTACCCTAGCTATTAGTGAGAATATCTGGTGTTCGTCATCTAAAGCGTCAGTAACGCTTTTAATTAATTCCTTTGCCCTTTCCAACTTATACCTAAGCTCCAATATATCATCCCTAAGATCGTCTATAATCTTATCTGTTATGCACTCCTGACAGTCTTCCTTGATGGGTTTCCCATGGGCGCAATTTGTTATCTCCACAATTTCCACTCCTTCCTCTTTTAAAAGGTCGTCGAAGGATGAGCCACTGTGTTTATTCATTCTCTACCTCGTTTTTTAATAACTCTTCAGCTTCTTTTATTGTGGTGGCATGTTTTTCTATATATTTACCAGCGCAAACCCATGCCTCTCTTGTTGTGTGACACTTGCCAAGCCTATGGAAATCCCCGATACACGCAGCGAATTGCTTGATTTTAGCCTGCAGTTCGGCGTTTTCCTCTTCAAGTTTTTTGAATTTTTCTTCTCGACAATCACAAGCGTGAAAGTGAGTTACACAGTTTCTACTCATCCCCTACCCCGCTCACTTTTATTTTTCTCGTTAGCGAGTTTAATATTCCAAAAGCAAGAGACTTGGCCTGTTTATCATCAAGCCATATTTGAGTTATTTCACAATTGTTTTTGTCTAAAATATGAAACCCATGAGATTTTACATTAACCCCGTCACACGGCCAATACTCCAGACTTTCGCCCGTTTTCTTATCGTAGTTTATTATTAAATCAACCATTATCCGTCTCCTTATCCTTATATCTCGCCTTAATTCCATCCATTATTAACATAATTATTCTTTTGCCGTTATCATCAAGAGAGCCAAACAACTTCATTACCCTAACAGATTCCTGCACAGCTTCAAATGTTGGGTTACTCATACCTGTAATATATCCAAGAGAAAAAGCGTGTCTATAGCTCTCAAATTCAACACCTGCCCGCTCAAGCGATTCAATTTTAGAATTAATCACGGGCCTAATTTCTATATTTACACCACTAGCGATCGACTCTATAATTCTTTTTCTTACTTCCACAAATTCCATCCCCCAAAAACCTTTGCAGCCACAATCCAAACTCCCACCAAAAAGGCCAACGGGACTAAAAGTAGCCACCATATACTAATACTCATCCTCTACCTCTCTAATTATTTTTGTACTCCTATTAAATTCCCGCAGTATCTGTCGGGCACCATTGAAACACACAAGCTGTTTTCATTAAGCCAATTCATAGTGTCTGTTTCTTGGTTGTATAAATATTTTAACAACTTCGCCTTGTCGCTATCTTTCAATAATCCCCACTTGTTTTCCTTTTCGCATTCAAGGCAAGTATAACCAATGTCCGCGCACCAGCACTTCATAGCTTATTCCTTCTTTTAAATAATTCACTAAACACTTCAAAATCAATCGCCTCGCACTTACCAAAAATACGGCTCTTACTGTAGTAGTAAAGTTTGAATATGGTATTTTCTACAGGTTGGCCGCGACTTTTGGTTATACGCAAAATATTATGCCTCTCTTCGCCGATATAGATTGATTGGAGTACATAAAAGAAATGTGAAATATTTACCAGGGTGGAGCATCCTCTGATATCATCCATCTCAATCATTCGCGGATAGCCTGTGCCAATTTGTTTTCCTGTATGTGCAACCACTACAATTGGGATCATTTTTTCACTCGCTAGCTGTTTTATTTTTAATGCCATTTGTGTTTGTTCATTTATTTTTCTGTCGGCGTATATGAGTGACGTTGTTATATTATCCAAAAATAAAATATCTGTTTTCTCGGCCAGTTTCTGTAAAACAAAAAATAATTTCTCAGGATTGTTGCTCGAGTAATCCTGCTCTGAAAATATAACCAACCTGTTTAAATCAACCCCGTCAGTGTGGGAAAGTTCAATTAATAATTCATCCTTAGATTCCTCACTTAAGTACACCCCGACAAACTCCTTGCGGTATAAATGCTCTGTAATATCCTTAACCAATGTTCGGATAAGTGTTGATTTGCCGCCATGACTTACTCCTAAAATTGTATGTATCTTCCCTCGTCGCCATCCCCGATGCTCCGATAAAAAACCAAGCCCCGTTTTAAAATGGGTTTCCTCGGAAAGCTGTTTTAATATTTTTAACTCTTCGCTAGAGGTCATAGCTCGCAGGCCCTAAGAGTTTACGCATATCATCTTCCACCGCGCTTAGAGTGGTTGTGGGTTTTTCGATATAATCCTCCCAACAGTTAGTGAAAGCGGAAAATTGTTTTATATGCTTCCTCTCCCGGTTTTCAGATTTGACCATGTCAGTGTAGTTCTCCACGGCCTGTCGGAAGCGGTTAAGGTCATCAAGGTTTTTAATCTGTTTTTTTAGACGCGCCATACCGACTTTGGTACCTTCCTTCCGTGGGTACCCTGCGTAAATTTTTTTTAAATCATCCGAAAAATCACTGACACATATATATTCTTTCTTCTTTATTCTTTCTTCTTTATTCTTAGGGGTGGCATTGCCGCTTTTAAGCCGCGTCCTTTTGAAGTCTTTTCCCATTAAATCCAGTATAATACGAGTTTCAATTTTCCAAAAATTATCCGAAAGTTGGCAAAAGTTGAGTGACTTTTGGTCAAAAGTTGTCGAAAAGTTGGTCAAAAGTTGCGCAAAAGTTGTTAGCTTTTTGGTGAACTTTATATGTAACGCATCCTGTAATTGACGCGTTGAAAAGATAAATTCTGTGGTGTCTTTTTTGAATTCGCTGCACAGTAACTCAAGTAGTAGCCAGTACCTCATGGCATCGGCCAGACCTGACTCGGATATTATTGCTTGGATCATTTTATTAGTGTGAGCGTTTGAATAATGCTTAAACCACTTAATAAAAACCTCCGTATTTATACGCAGGCCACTTGAATTTTTAAAAGATTGTGGTAAATTGGTGCCTGCAAAATGAGTGTTGAAGATAGTAGCCGATGATTTTTAAAAAGTAAAATGTCCATTTTATCCCGATCATTGGCTGCTATTCTTTACAATTCCCGGTAAATATTCCCTAATAGATTAGTGACCGAGAAACAAATTCAAGTCCAGATAATCGCATTTTTACACGCCAAGCGCCTTGGGTTTTTCTTTACTGTTGACTCGAAAACCTCTCTTTAAACTCCTGCCCTTCGCATTTATAGCTTTTTCCAGATAAAACATCATGGATCACCGTTTGTGATACTGTAAAATGATCTGCTATGTGCTTCACCTTTATTCCTGCCTTTCTCATGATTACAACCTTAAAAACATCCTCCCTAGTGAGTTTGCTGGCTGGCGATTTTGACCCAGCTTTAACAGGTTTTCTTCCCGCATCTATTGTATGCCTGAGGTTTTCTTCCTGTGTGACATACCTTAGGTTTTTGATGTTATTGTTTTCTTTATTAAAATCTATATGGTCAATAACACTACCGGCTGGTCTATTTGGGTAAAAAGTCTCCATGACTAATTTATGGATACTAAATGTCCTCATTTTTTTGTTATTATAAAGATTTACGGCCACATACCCGTTGAATTTCTTTTGTGGTTTTAATGGTTTTGTGCCTCTCTCATTGATGCTCATTACGTCACCAAGGGTATTAACCCAATAACTTCTACTGTAGGCGGTTGGCCTCCATTCTATAAAATCGTCCATTTACTTAACTCCTTTGCTTTAATAGACTTATTACATGGAAATCCCAATTTCTCCAGTGCCGAAACCACGCATGACACAGTCTGATAAATGGAAAAAGCGCCCCTGTGTGGTTCGGTATTTCAACTATGCTAATGAGCTAAGGGAGTATTGTAAGCGCGCTAATATCACCCTTTCTGAGCGTCTGAGCGTGACCTTTGTCCTACCCATGGCCGCAAGCTGGAGCGATAAAAAACGGAGAGAATTTGACGGGAAGTATCATAAATCAAGACCTGATCTTGACAATCTATTGAAAGCATTTCAAGACGCGCTGTGCGACGAGGATAGCCACATATCACATTATGTTGACGTTAAAAAAATTTGGGGTGTTGAGGGAAAAATTATTCTTGAGAGTGAACACTAACACCCCTCTGTAGTTCGTTAACCTTCTTATCGATATACGCCAACATCTCTTTTGCCCAATCTGTTGGCGCTATCTCATTGGCGTTGCCTATTGCTAGACGTATTTCCCTTAGTCTGTCTTGGTAGTCGTTGTCCATTTATATCCTCCATTGCCTTATCAAGTCTTGTCTTACCGTGTTTTTCTCTAAATTGGCGATCCTTTAGCTTGCGCCTGCAATTTTTATATACCCAATCAGGATTGTTGGTTAGTTGTTCGTCTAGCGTTTCATATTCAACTATTTTTGATTCTAGGTATTCTTTGCGGCTCACACTTACCCCCACTATAAAGTCTCTCTTTTTGCTCCCTTGTGATTATCTCCCAAAAGATGCCGTTAACCTCTGTCATGGTGCCATTTTCAAAGGCGTGCTTGATTCGTTTTTTATCATCTTCTGTCATGTTTACCTCTGTTTTATATTGATATTAACACTCTCATCTTTAGTCGAATCAAAATCCCCAACTCTCCCGTAACTGTCTACCTTGCCATTAATAAACCTAACAAAATACTGGTAGCGATCAATACCCCAGCCTTTGTTATAAATAAAATACTCTGTGCCCCTCGATGCCGCCTTTCTATCTGGTTCGCCTTCAATTTCCCGAACCGTCCTCTTATCCATGCCAAGCTCAACCTCATTGGGTAGCGATTGAACCTCACGGCTACCACCTGTATAGAGCCCATCTTTTAAATTTCCTGCGCATCCCGATAGTAGAATTAAAACAATTAATGCTCTCATAAACCCCCCTTATGCTGCTTTGACTTCCAGTTTTTGATATTCACTAATGGTTGTGTATTTATTAATAAAGTCTTGCCCAAAGTCCTCTTTTAGCTTGTCTTTATCCAGTGTTTGACGGGTGCAATCTGATAGGACCGCTATATAGTCGCCACAAGATAGCGCTGATTCTCTCATGCTATTGATTATTTCCTGTCTCATCTCTTTTTGTTGCTTCTGCATCTCACGCAATACCTCTGAATGGGCAGCGTAGTCTTTCAATAGTTTTTCGATTTTCTTAGACTTACTTGTTTGCATATATCCTCCCTATAAAGTGTCTATGACACTATTATAGCCGAGTAATGCGCTCCACTAAAAATTAAATGGTTACCGTGTAGTTATTACAGGATTGGTGCCTATTTTTTGGGGCGGTCATCTACAACTTCCCGATAATAGATGAAATCCTTAACAGGGTGGACGTGGGATAGTTTAAATTGTGACTTATTAAAGAATATATAAACGGGAAATTGGGGATAGTTATCAGATACTTTCACGGTAACTCTTGTATATAACTTATCCTTCCATATAAAGACTTTAACCCATGTTTTCACAGATAGCCCGCTATCTCAAGGGTTTTGGCCATTGCCTCAATATGCACTGGCGTCCAGCCAAAAATAATTACTTGGCGACCTGTAAGGAACACAAAACAACTATTTTCAACCTCTGCCGCCTTCATTCTTAAACCTTATGTCAAAGTTTTCAGTTATCCATGTAGCGAAGCCCTCGACGATAACCTCTTCGGTTGTACTGTGAATATGCCCCGTAAGGCCGATACGATCAAAAAACGCATGGCCTCCCTCATGTAAAAGAGTAACCATAAAATCCTCATCAGATAGGCCGTCAATAATGGTGATAGCTTTTTTATGATACTCGCCACAGTTGCCGTCGTCAGTTTCGCCAATTTTAACTGGAACAATACGGCCTAAAATATTTAGTGAGTCGCAATTCATATTGCCCTCACATTTTTATCGTGACCATCACCCCGACACCACGACCCGCAGTTCATACATACAAACCTTTTATAAATTTGAGTTTTTGTTCTACGCCACCCGTTTGAATTTAAAGAATTGCTCCCGCATGTTGGGCATATCTCCACTCGCTCTAATCTTTGCGCCTCATTTTTCCATTGATTATGATTGGGAAGATTTGAAACCAGGGGCTTAACAGCGGTAAAGCACTTCTCTAGAAGTTTTACGTCCTGCTTGCAATATTTTTCCATCTTTTTGAGTGCCTGGGCGTCCTTATGCCACGCTTTCACCCACAAGTCCCATCCCTCATGTTTCATTTTCCTATCGCCCGCCAGAAACTCTCCTAGCGTGTCTAAGCGATTATTAAAAAATTAAAGGTTTCTACTTGCTATCGTGCATGTGTCTATATGAGGAATTTTAGGAAGGGGTTTTAGTCCGTTAATCAATAAGCGTGTTTGAAGGTATTTCCAATCAAACCTTGTCCCATTATGTGTCACAACGGCGTCGGCATCTTCTAGGACTTCACGGATAGCTTTGCATACCTCCATGTCGTCGTTCACATTTGTTTTCCAGTTTTTAAAATCCCATGCGTTTATACAATGAGTTTTCTTCTCGTTATGGTATTTCCATCCGGCACAGATGATCGACGTTATTGATGCCCTCAGTGTTTTGCCTGGATACTGAGAAAGTTGAGGCCATACCTTGAGTGCTTCTTTAAGATTGGGCATAGTCTCAAGGTCAAAAATAATTATTTTTGGCTTCATTATTTAATTGTTTCAATGAAATTGCAGAAGTGCAACAAAGCCCGAGTATTAGAGTCAGCCAATTCCTTCCGTGGAATCGGCCTAGCAAAGATTGCTTGAAGGAAGAATGGCAGAAGTCGCCACTCTTTAATTGTCTCTGTCTTTATCCAGATTGTCGAGGGTGTTAGAATTGGTTAGTATTGCTCTTTCCATTCGTTAGTATTCTTGCAACCTTGGCAGAGCCATTTATTTTCGGGCGTCCTAAACTCTTCCTCGCATTTAAGGCAACGCCTGGTTACTATTTTAGGCTCATAGGGACTAATAAGCATGTTGTGAACAACCTTAAGCCTTTCCCTATGTCGTTCCATTCGTTCTTGCTGTGTTGTCCTCACTTGCGCTTGCCCTGTAGCTTGCTTAATACCGTTTCCAGTAGCTCAAAATCGGCCTTATTTTTCTTATAAAGCCTTAAAAGCAACTTCACCTCATCCGGCGTCGCTTCCGTATAACCCGTCTCTATATAAGCGAGTTTACCGTTGTACCAATCAAGCTCCGCGCTCACTTCCTTTTGCCTTAATCCCGCTAAGTCCCTAAGAACTTTAAGGACGTATCCAGTCTGCATAAATTCTCCTAAAAAAAGTTTTACATAACATAAATTATTTTTTATAACATGTCTACCGCGAGATTTTGCTTTTAACCTTGAGGGTTATTGATTGCATAAACACATAGGCACTTTCTCGCGGTTAATTGGGAGGCATATGGATAAATTAATTAAGGCATTGGTTAAGGCCAAGGGTGAATTTGGGCCAATTAAGAAAAATAAAAAAGGTATGCACAACGCTATGTACGCCACGATGGATGAAGTTTTATCCTGCACAGAGCCTGCACTCTTAAAGCATGGATTGGTTGTTACACAGCCGCTTGTTTTTAACGAGGGTCATACCTGTATTCAAACAACTATTTTACATGAATCAGGCGAGCAGCTCTCCAGTAGCTACCCTTTAAACTTAACACCTAATAACCAGCAAAACGGCTCTGCCATCACATACGGAAGACGGTATAGTTACTGTGCGCTTCTCGGTATCACGGCAGATGAGGACGACGATGGCGATAGTACAGTGGGGCATACAGCATCCAATCAAGCGGGCGGCGGTGTAGTTGTCACAGGTGATCCTGGAGAGTTTGTTGCACCAGTCGGCGCTGCCGCTGTAAAAGGTAAAAAACTAAAGGACATTCCACATGCTCAATTAACCGGGGCATATGAATACTTCAAGGCGCTGCCTAATCTTAAAGGTCAGGCGGCGCTTTTTGTGGCACAAGTGGATAAGTATTTGGCGAGTAAATAATGAAAATAAATAAAGCATGGCTCAAGCAATTTAACCCTTGTAGCAATAGGTGGCGTAACTATTTAAAACACTACCCCAAATGGGAGGGCACACTCTGCGATTTTCTCCAGCTAGAAAATATATCAATAGAAGATAAACTTTGGGTTATTGGAAGAAAATATAAGCACCTCGAAAAACTTCAAAGACAATTTGCTCTACAATGTGCAACACGCGCTGTTGACGATTGCAATAGTCAAGAAGTCAAAGACTATCTATCTCTAGTCATTTTAATTTACGAATCGAGCGACTTGTCGCTGCTGGATAGCAAAGAATACAGGGCGGCAGATTC